ACCAGAGTTAGAGACAATCCAGGAAGAGTTAGCAAGATAGGTACCAGAGGTAACGAAAATGTAGTTACCTGGTTTAATTGTTCCAGCAAGAAGGTTACCGTTAAAGTCAGTGGCACGGGTAAGAATCCACTTTGTAACCGCGTCACCTGGGTTGGTAGTGACATAGATACCGTTTTGCTTGGCATCAGTTTGGTCTTTTACAAGAACTCGTTGGTTAATAGTAACGCCTATCCCATCAAGGATAAGAGCTCCGTTTACCGCAGCTGTAAGAGTTGCCCCTACGCCAAGACCGCCAGTAGAGTCAGAGGTTCCGTTTGCATATACTGAAGATAAATTGGCGCTAGTTGTATAGACAACTTGGTTTTTAATAGTAAGACCAGAAGCAATGTTATCTACGTACTCTTTGTTAGCAGCTTGAGTTCCAACAGTTGGGTATGGGACAACGATAGTTGAGTTAAATGTTGTTGGTAGATTTACGCTAAATGCGCCTGTTGCACCACTAGTTGTTGAGCCAACAGTTACGTTAGTAATAGAACCAAAAGCTCCACCAGTACCAAGATTAACGGTCTTTGTTAATCCGCTTGTAGTTACGTTTGCAGAGTAGTTATGAGTGATTGCTCCTGTTGGAGTTCCACCAATGTTAAGGGTAGTAGAAGCTCCTGCAAAGCTAACTGTTGTTGCACCTGTGTTGTAAAGGTCAACGTAACTTAAGTTACCTTTAACTGTGGGCGCATTAAGGGTAGTTATAGCAGTAGAGTCATTAGAACCAATACTCAAAGTTGTAGCAGCTCCAGCAAAGTTAACTGTTGTTGCTACAGAGTTAATAAGGTTAAATGAGGTTGTTCCAGAGACTATAGATGTGCTAAGTGTTGGAGATGTAGCGGCAGCATAAGAGTTGGTGTCAATAGAGTAAGTGTTTACGCCTGTACGCTTAACAAACCCAGTACCTGATAGTGCAGCAATTGCAGTAAGTTCGTTGCTTGAAGCTTGATAGGCGTGAGTGTGACTTGTGTCAGACTTTCCTCCAAGCTGAGTTTGAATAGAAGAAGTTACGCCAGTTACATAGTTAAGTTGAGCAGTAGTTACTGTTGCCCCTGCAAGCTTGTTTAACTCTGCAGTGGTAGCTGTCAAGCCTGTTAGCTTATTGATTTCCGCAGATGTAGCGGTAACAACTACTGTGTCGTTTATATAGGGGTTAGTTAAAGTTTTGTTAGTAAGAGTTTGAGTGCCAGTAAGCGTTACTACCGCTGAGCTAACTGCAAGAGTGTATGTTCCCGCTGAGTCGTTGTAGGTACCTGTTATGCCTGTACTAGCAACAAGTGTGTTGTTGATTTCATCTTGGACACGCTCTTGGGTGTAGTAAAGGTTTGTCCCTTCGGGAACAGCTGAGCTTGTAAGAGCAGTGAATTTTCCGTCGGTGTAAGTGTTTGCACTTGTAAGGGTTGCAGAGTCTCCACTGATACGAAGAGATGCTTCTGCAGCAATAGCGGTGTTTCTATTTGTTACTTCAGTAGAAATGGCAGAAGTAATCGCTGTTCCACGGTTAGTGGTTTCTGTAGCGATAGCAGCGTTTCTATCAGTTACTTCAGTTGCAATCTTTGTATCTGTATAGGCTTGGTCTGTGACAGAGGCTGCAGCAATAGCGGAGTTGCGGTTAGTTACCTCAGTGCTAATTGCAGAAGAAATAGCGGTGTTACGATTGGTTACCTCAGTAGAAATTGCTGAGTTAACAGAGCTAGTGATAGCGGTGTTACGATTGGTTACCTCAGTAGCAATAGCTGAAGCAATAGCGGTGTCTCTGTTTGTAGCTTCTGTGCTTACAGCTGAATCTGCGTAAGATTTAGTTGCAAGAGCTGCTGTATCAGCAATACCGTGTACAGAAGTTGTCAAAGAATTATGTGTTGAAATTGCTGCGTTGCGGTTAGTAACTTCAGTAGAAATGGCAGAAGTAATCGCTGTTCCACGGTTAGTGGTTTCTGTAGCAATTGCAGCATTTCGGTTTGTAACTTCTGTAGCAATAAGACCATCTGCGTAAGTTTCAGCAATGCCTACTGCTTCGTTTTTAGCATTAGCAATATTAACGTTACGGTCAAGAACTTCGTTAGCAACTTTAGTGTCGGTGTAAGCAAGAGCGGCTGTGTGGTGGTCCGCGTCTACTCCAAGTGCGTAACCAACAGCACCGTTAATAGAGTCATAAATGTCTTGCGGAAGAAGCCCTACTTTTACCCAAGCGGTGCCGTTGTCAAGATAAAGAAACCCAAGGTTACCAATAAGGCTGTAAGTATCTGTTGCTACATAAACACGACCAGCGCTACCAGCAGTGGGGCGGGATGCAAGCGTTCCGTATAAAACAGTAGTGCTAGAACCTCCAGCGGCAACCCAAGCTGACCCTGTGTAGCTGTAGAGGGTACTGTTACTAGTATTGAAGTAAACGTCACCAGCACTAAGCGTCGGTATTGATGGCGCTGTTGCTGACGCCAGTACGTTTAACGGAACGAGGCTTTTTTTGCTCATGCGTTACCCGTGAACTACTGCGCGATACTGTCCTGATGTAGGGGCAACTGAGAACAAAAGAGTGACTGTGTTAACAGTAGTGTGCTGAATATCGCACATTACTTCGTCATAGGTAGATGCTGCATCGTATACGCCAACAGTTACATCGCGGGTGTTTAAGTTGTGAGTAACGGTGATTGAAGTAGATGTTCCATCGCCAATAGCTACTGCATATTTACGAACAACTACTGCGGTATCAATTGCAACATCGTTAGCATTAACGGTAATACCTGTACCAGCACCTACGTCAAGTGTGTTAGCAGTCTTAGTTAAACCAGCACCAGCTGTAATCTGACCAAGGCCAGTAAACTGTGTAAATACTAAAGCTGTTGTTCCAACTGTTACTGTTCCGTTATTTGTTAGCGTATAACCAGAGTCTGCGTTTGCAGTTCCTTCTTCTACAAATACTGCAAAAGAAGATGTAATTTCGGCTGCAGTATCTGCATCAGTTCCTCGTGTAGGAGCACCTGTTGCATTTACTGTGTAGATACCGTTTTCAGAACCAGTTGCCTGGTCCTTAATAAGGATACGGTCACCTGTAACAAGTGTTACGCCATCAATAACTTGACCGTTAGCAAAGGATGTCGCAAGAGTTCCAGCTACAGTTGTGGCTGCACGGACTGATGCTTTCCAGTCAATACCTACAACTGCTGCATCAACGTAGCGCTTGTTAGCAGCATCTTGTGCGTTAGTTGGGTCTGCAAGATTTGTAATCTTTTGGTTGTTGTGGTCAACAGAGGCAGTAGCAAGAGCAAAATCATGAAGCTTGTTTTCTAGAAGAGCCACTGTACCAGTAGCATTTGGTAAAGAAATTGTTCGTCCAGCAGTTGGGTCAACTACTGTAAGTGTTGTCTTATTAGCATCAGCTGTAGCTCCGTCAAAACGGATTGTGGCACCAGAGGCAATGTCTACAGTGCCAGTAAGTGTTGGGCTAGCTGAAGGTGCCTTGGTGTTAATCTGTGTTTGAATTGCAGATGTAACACCGTCTACGTAGTTAAGCTCTGTAGCACTTACAAGAGTTCCAGCAAGGATGTTGATTTCAGCAGCGGTAGCAGTTACACCGTTTAGGCCAATGGCTTCAAATGCAGTGCCATTGTAAATGCGCATTTCATTAGCAACGGTGTTGTAGTAAACCTGACCAGCAACAGGAGTAGATGGGTCAGCTGCTAAGTTTTGAATACGAGCATTTTGAAGCTCGTTCTTAGCTAAATCAATTGAGGTTAAAAATCTACGTGCCATTTATCTCTTCTCCTTAAGAAAGATACGCTTTACCACTAAATGCTCCAGTAAAAGTAACAGTTAACGATTTATTGTCTGTGTAAGCAATTTCTCCTTCGCAAATGGCTCCAGAAGAATCAGCAACCGTTACGTTCGGAAAGAAGTCCAAGTTATGATTTATGACCCAAGTATTAGACGAGACGCTTTGGGTATGAGTATATGCGAGAGCTTGGGATGCAGGTATCCCAACTATGACTGGGTTTATTCCAGAAATACTTCCTGGAGCTGGGGCTTCAATTAGAACAACGTCTGGGTTTGGTACTGTGGATTCACCTGGGCGAACATATTGGGTCATTGAGTCACCTGCGGAGTTACAAAGATTTTTCCAGTAACGTAGGTGTGGACAAGCCCATTTGAGTCAGTTAGCTGTACATCGTAATAGCAGACTCCAGGAAGTTTCAACGTCTGTGCAGCAGTTAGGTCTAGCTGCAAGGTACGTAACCCAGTACCGTCTACGGTTCCTACGTTGGGATACGAGGTTGCAAAAGCTACAAGTAGAATTGGGCTATTTGGAGCAGGACGAATCTCTGATTTAGCAACATAACCATTGACCTCAAAGCCAAACTGAATCTGTACTGAGTAGCTGTCTCCAGTGTATACGTACAAATCTTGAGTGAAAGCAGAGGTTAGTTTCTCTATACCACCGTAGGTAGGTATTGGCAGATACACGCGTTCTGTTGGTTCTCTGTCGTCTATTTCTTGAGGAACATAAATAGGTACATAGTGATTTGTTGTTTTTGAAATTCTGCGCAAACTAAAGACGTCAATTTTGTAAAGACCGATACCAAGCTGTGAACAGAGTTCCTTGTACTGGTTTTTACGTACTTCAATCATTTGCATCAACTGACGGTAGCGTTCAGAGCGAGGAATCTGAACTCCATCAGGAGCTGTGATATCAATATCAAAGGAAGCATCAGTAGCTAAGGTGTAAAGAGCTAAGGTAGAAGCATAAACAAGTATTGGGTACTCTTCTAAGGTAGGCAGAGTTGAGATAGCAACAGAACGACCATAAGAGTCGTTGTGATTTGCGGTGTGCTGTTGAAAAGCTGTAGTAACAAACTGCTCAATTTCAGCGCTGGTAAAGTAGCGATAGTAATTTCCAGCAACAACAATCAACCGACCTGAGATAGGAGCGGTATCAAAAACAATGTATCCAGTTGCTTCTTCAACTTCTACGGTTGTAGAAACGTCTACGCCATTAACGGTGATAATTAAGTTAAGGCCATCAAGCGGAGAGTAAGGGATTAAGTAACGTGTTGAGGTTCCATCAGCTGTTGTTTGGAAAACAAATGATTTAGGGAAGTCACCAAGCTCGGACCGTAAACGGCCTGCCAAACTTGTAAGAATAGCCACGTAACCTCCAAAAGATGTATGAAGTAATCATCTCAAAAATAACTCAATAAAAAAGGTCCAACCCCCAACTGGGAGGAGGGCGGGAACCAGTTGAGGGTCGGACTACTTTTTGGGGGCTTAGTTAGGCCGCCAAATATATCCGAGCTCTTCTAGGTAGTTAGCAAGATGACCAGAGACGCGGTACTTCACACCAGCTTTAAAGCTGTAGTGATTTCCTACTCCGTATGTCATCTCGTCAATATCTGTAATTGTGCGAATAACTACTGAGTCGTTTGCTGTTGTAACTCCGATGTTCTCAATCTCGTCTAGGACAAGTGGAGCATCTGGTTTCTTTGGGTCAAAGACATTGTTCTCTAAACTCTCTGCCTCAACCTGTGCCGCAATTGAGATTTCGTCTTTGCGGTCTTGTAATGCTTTTGCGTTTTTCTTTGCTGCAGTTTCTGCTGCGCGTCCTGTTGCGTCTAACGGACTTGTTGGTGTGTTTGCCACGGTGTATTTCTCCTATGTTAGTTATTAATTAGTGATGGCTGGGGGCCAAAGAAGGAGTATGGCCCCCAGACATCGGTAACACGAGTCTTAGTTTGTGTAAACCTTGACGATAGCCTGGTCGGTGATAACACCAAGACCCCAGATTGCGTACCATGCAAGAGCGTGCTCACGACCGAAGTCAAGAACGCCACCGTCACGTAGTTCAACTGGAAGGCTGATTGCGTGACCAAATGCGTTGTCACCAATCATGATTGATTCGTAAACATCTGCTGAGTTTCCTGTAGCTGATGTTAGGTAACCCTTTTCTGCTGTGTAATCAGCAGACTCTGGGTTTCCACCTGAGCCTGGGGCTGTGTTAGCAGAAGCAGGAATGCTAACTGCTGATGCTGGTGCACCAACAAGTGATGAAGTGGTGTATGTACCACCAGCAGCAAGCTTCTTAATCTGTGTTGTTTCAATGAAAACTACGTCGTATAGACGACCGATTTCACCGAGCATGAAGTTACCTGGAGCAGCGTACTTTGTGACTTCAATGAACTCTGGGTTAGAGCGAAGGTCACGAGACTGCTTTGGGTGTACGAACTGTACGTATGTCTCACCTAAGCGAGGGATGTTCTTACCAGCAAGGGTAAGAGCTGCATCCTTGATTGCGCCTGTTGTTAGCTTGTGGTTTCCATCAAGCTGTGAGATTGCTGTAGCAGCTGTGCCTTCATCGTAGTTAGTGAAAGCGCCACCTGAGATGCCTGAGCGGTCATAACCAAATACTGCAGAAGTTGCTGCAGAAAGTGTGTTACGTGCTTGTACATCTAGGTACTGTGCCATGTGACGACCTAGAAGACGTGAGGCTGAAGCCATTACGTCATCAAATGATGCATTCAAAAGTAGTTCAGAAACTGCTACTGCGTAGCCGTGTTCTGCAACTGTGATTGCAATCTGCTCTGCTGTGAGAGCGTTTGTTGTCATACGGACACCTTCAGTAAGAGGTGATGGGTCTACTGCGAAGTTCTTGTAACGAAGGAAGTTCACACGAAGACCAGGTGCTACACCTAGTTCAGTCTTCTTTACTGCGAACTGTTCAAAACGAAGAATTGGCATTGCCTGGAACAAAATTTCTTTTGACCAGATTGTTTGAATTGCTTGGTTCAAAGATGTGTTTGAACCAGAGTAAGCTGTTGGAGCACTCGCTAGTTGCGAGGAGCCTGTAATTGCACTTGCCATTTAGGTCAAGTCCTTTCAGTAGTTGGTTGGTGGGGGATTAACCGAACAGTCCCTGACCACGGTTGCTGGCTGCAGTGCCAAGAAGCTTGGCTCTTTGTTTCGCATAATCTGCCAATGACATATCCCTGATTGAATCAGGCGTGTACGAATTGTTTTCCGAATTGTTATCCAGGGGTCCTGATGCAGGCGCTGTAACTCGTGCGCCTACCATTTGTTGCTTTGCAGATTGCATTGCTGCTTGAGCAGATTGCAAAATACTTTGTGACTTCTCACGCAATAGCGTGATACTAGCCTCAACCTCGTCTTGCGTATTACCGTTAACAAGGTCAATGAGTTCAGGAACAATGTTGTCACGTTCCTGCTCTACACGAGTTGCACGATAATTTGTAAGGTAGTTGAGTTCTTGTTCCTTATGCAGAAG